TTCGTAGCAGAAGTAAAAGACAGCACAAAAAAAACAAGATTAATACCTTTTGAATTTTCTACAACACAAACTTATATGCTTGAGTTTGGCAATCAATACATTCGTTTTTATAAAGACAATGGTCAGATCTTAGAAAGTGATGTTACCATTTCTGGAGCGACTCAAGCTGATCCTGTTGTGATTACTGCAACCGCTCACGGTTTTGATGATGGAGATGAAATCTTAATCAGTGGTGTTTCAGGAATGACAGAACTGAATGGTAAAAAATATTTAGTTGCAAATAAAACAACCAATGATTTTGAACTTACAGATATAGATGGAAACGATATTGATGGTACAGGTTTTACAGCTTACACTTCAGGAGGAGTTGCGAATAGAGTTTATGAAATTACAACACCTTATTTAGAAGCGGAACTATTTGAAATTAAATATGCTCAGTCTGCTGATGTGATGTATATATGTCATCCTAATCACGCAGTAAGAAAACTATCACGAACAGGTCATACTGCTTGGACATTAACTGAGGTTGATTTTCAAACTGGACCATTTCAAGATCACAACATAACTTCAACTACCTTAACAGCTTCTCATACTGCTGTTGGAAGTTCTGGTAATTTAACTTTATCTTCTACCACTGGAGTTAATTCAAACCAAGGTTGGCTAAGTACAGACGTTGGTAGATTAGTACATTTAAAGGATGGTCATTATAAAATTACAGCTTATACTTCTTCTACGGTTGTAGTTGCAACTTGTGTTGTTTCTCCATCTTCTGGTTCTGCATCTACTGACTTTGCTTTAGGTGCTTTTTCAGATACGACTGGTCATCCATCTTGCGTAACTTTCTTTGAACAAAGATTAGTATTTGCAGGAACTAAGGAACAACCACAAACATTATTCTTTTCTAAATCAGGTGACTATGAAAGTATGGATGATAACTATCACGGTACGGTAGCAGATGATGATGCCATCATTTATACTATTGCTTCTAACCAAGTAAATGCCATCAGATTTATGACAGCAACTAGAACTTTAATCGTTGGCACAGCAGGTGGTGAATTTACAGTTAGCGGTGGAACAGTTGATACTGCCATCACTCCTACTAATATTTTAATTAAGAAACAATCTAACCACGGATCTGCTAATCTTGATGCGATTGCCGCAGGCAATGCTACACTCTTTTTACAAAGAGCTAAAAGAAAAGTTAGGGAACTAGCTTATAACTTTGACGTTGATGGTTACATTGCACCAGATATGACCATACTTGCAGAACACATTACAGAGGGTGGCATAACTCAAATGGCATATCAACAAGAACCTAATCAAATTGTTTGGATGGTTAGAGCTGATGGTCAACTCATTGGTTTTACTTATCAAAGAGAACAACAAGTGACTGCTTGGCACAGACAAGTCTTTGGTGGTAGTTTTGATTCAGGTAGTGCAATATGTGAGTCAGTAGCTGTCATTCCAACTGACAATTCTGAATATCAAGTGTGGGTGATTATTAAAAGAACCATTGATAGTTCTACGGTTAGATATATTGAATACTTAAACAATTTTGATTTTGATGAAACTGATAATACTTCATTTAATTTTTTAGATTCACAATTATCTTATTCAGGTTCTGCAACAACAACCATTTCAGGATTAGATCACCTAGAAGGTGAAACAGTTTCAGTCCTTGCTAATGGTGCAACTCATCCTAACAAAACAGTTTCTTCAGGTGCAATTACTTTAGATCGTTCATCAACTAATGTTAAAGTTGGTTTAGGATATACATCATTATTACAAACAATGAGATTAGATGCTGGTTCACAAAATGGAACTTCACAAGCTAAGACTAAAAGAATTTTTGACATTACATTAAGATTATACGAAACTGTAGGTGTAGAGGTAGGACCAGACTTAAATAATATGGAAAGAATACCTTTTAGATCTTCTGCAAATCCTATGGATCAAGCCATACCTGTGTATACAGGAGATAAAGAAGTAGAATTTAGAGGTAATTATGAAACAGATGGTTTTATTTATGTTAGGCAAAATCAACCTTTACCATTAACTGTTTTATCATTATACCCAAACCTAGTAACAAATGATGGATAATATTTTAAACATAGTACCTTATATTTCTAAACACGGTAAGATCATCTTAGCCAATCAAATGAATCACGTTCTAATGGATCAAGATGCACAGTTTAATGGAGAAGCTATGCAGTTAGAAGAAAAAGGTTTAGCTTATACTTGTATGATTAATGACGAACCTATCGCATCTGCTGGAATGAAAATCATTTGGGATGGCGTTGCTGAAGGTTGGGTACTTGCTAGTCATAAGGTTTGGCAACATCCATTACCGATTGCCAGAGCCATCAAGAAAAACTTTGCAAGATTAGCAAAGGAACATAAGATTAAAAGAGTTCAAACTGCTGTAAGAGCAGACTTTAAAATAGGTCTAAAGTTTGCTAAATGGTTAGGTTTGGAAAATGAAGGATTAATGAAACATTATGGTTTTGATGGTTCAGATCACTTCAGATATGCGAGGATATTTTAATGGGTTGGGTAACAGCAGCAGCACCAGTATTAGCAAAAGCAGCTCCTTATGTAGCAGTAGGAACTACAGTTTTAGGAGCAGTTCAAGCAGGAAAAATTGGTGCTTATAATTCAGCAGTTCAAAATAGAAGAGCAGCAGTTTTAGAACAAGAAGGTCAAGCCATTGAACAACAATTAGAATTTGATTTAGTTCAATTTGATAAACAATTCAGAAAATTAGAAGGTCAAACAAAAGTAGCACAAGCAAAATCTGGAACAGTTGTTGGAGAGGGTACATCTAGAAGAATTGAAATTTCTAATATGACAGAAGCTGAAATTCAAAGAAATACTTTAAAATATAATTCACAAGTTGCACAAGCTAAAAAATTTGAAGAAGCATCTTTTGCAAGAATTAATGCTAATGTTGCTAAAGAACAAGCTAGATTTGAACAAATTAGATTAGGTACTCAATTAGGTACAAGTCTATTAACTATGTCAGGATAACTATGCCACAAATACCAACATTTATATCACAAGCTAGACCCACAGCAGAATCACCAAATACAACTAGTGGAGCTATGATAGATCCAAAACAAAATATTGCTACAGCTACAGCTCCATTAACTGTTGGATTAACAGAATTATATGTAAAAGAAAAAAAACAAGAAGCAGTCAATAAAGCTACTAAAATTTTAGCTGATCTTTATATTGATCAAGATAATGGAACTAAAGGTTTTTATTCTATACAAAGCGAAACAAGTGCTATTGGCAATCCTAGTGATGCCTCATCAAAATTTGATGATGATATTAATAAATTATGGAATTATACAAAAAGTATAAAATTACAAGATTTAGATAATTTTACAAAAAAAGCATTAGAAAATAAATTTTATTCTACTGCTAGTTTATTTAAAATTAAATCATTAGAAAATTCAAGAAACGAACAAATAAAACAAACTAGAAATATTGCTGATGATTTTATATTAAAAGACGCACTAGCATTAAAATTTAATGGTATGAATTATTTAGATGCTTTTAAACAAAATACTATCAATACTGTTAATCAACAATATATACAAGAAGATCAAGGAATTAAAACTAAAGATATTCAATCTTATTTATCATTTGGTCATAATCAATTAGCTCAAGATCTAGCAATTAATCAACCTGAATTTTTAAAAAATAATATTAATAAATTAGATGCTTTAACTAACGAACAAAAAGTGGAAGCATTACAATTAGCAGATAAACAAATATTAGAAAATAGACAATCTTATTTTACTTCAAGTTTAGAACTTACTGAAGATAGTACAGGTCAATCCATTTTTAATAATTATGAAGAAATTAAAAATCAAACCTTTAATGGAGATGTTAATAAAATTACTTTATGGCAATCCTTACCTGATAATGAAAAAAAATCTATTTTAGATTATGCTAAACAAATTAGAAGACAAAATACTTCTGAACTTAATAATAGAAACACAGCAACCTTAAATGAAAATAAACAAAAAGCAATTAATGATTTTCAAAAAATATACGGTAAGACAAACACATTAGAAACATTAACTGAATTAGAAATTAATAATGTTTTTGGAGAACCTAAAAATGATTATGAAAAAACAGCTAAATCTCAATTAGTTGAGTTGTCTACTAAAATAGGCGAAAAAGAATTTTCTAATATAAATAATTATTATAAAAATTTTGAAATACAAAAAGGAATATTATCAGGACAAATTACTGATCACATAACACCATTTAGATTAGAGGGAGAAACAACTGATAAAAGTATAACACAAAGAGTTGGTGATGGTATTTCTAAAAAAGAATTTGGATTTTATTTAAACTATTTATTACCTAATAAAAATAATAATAAATTTATAGATAATCATAAAAAACTTTATTCTATTATAGAATCTTTACAACCTTATATTCAAGGAGAAACTTCATTACAATATTTAGACACAACTGTTGATAATCGTTTAAATAATTTTCAATCACAAATGTTATTTAATTTTTCTGAAGCATTAAAAAAACCTAATGTTGACATTAATGATATATTAAATCTTAAAAGTAAAAATTTTATTTTAAAAAATTTATCTGATTATAAACCAAACAAAGATTTAATTACTAAAATTATTTCAGAAAAATCTGCACAATCAGTTGATCAGCAAACACTTTTACCACCACCTTGGAATCCTAATGTTCATAAATCGTATGATGATTATTTTAATTCAAAAGAATATCAAGAATATTTAATGAAAAAACAGGAACAATAATGCCTTTAGTAGTAGATCAAATTAATGATATGATCAAAGCTGGAGTTCCACTTGATCAAATTAATAAATTTAAGGAAGATAAATTGCTTGAAATGAAACAAGCAGATATACCTATTAATGTTATATCAGAAGCATTTGGAAAAAAAGAAATTGATAAAACTAAAATTCAAACATTTTGGCAAGAAATTTCAAAACAAGTAGAACAAGATGTTGGTTATCCAGAAATTCAAACTGAAGAACAAATGCCAAACGACAATGCAGCAGATAGAATACAAAAATTTTTATTAGGTAATGATGAAAGGTATCAATTTAAACCTTACATAGAAAGAGCTTTGGGAAACTCTGGTTTAAATAAAATAATTAAATATCATTCAGATGGTCAATGGGGTTATGAAGTTGATGCTCCTTTACCAGAAGGAACTGGTTTTTTAGAAAAATTAACTGAAGGTGCTACAGGTTTAATTGCAGAAATACCTACGTTTATTGGTGGAGCTTTTGTAGGTGGATTGGCAGGTGGTGCTAGCGGAGCAGTCTTAGGTGGTGGTTTTAGTGCTGGTACTATTCAAGGTATGTATTCAGAAGCATTAAAAAGAGGTGAGGTAAAAAATTTTTCTGAATGGTGGGATATTTTTATGGAAGAAGGTTTGTCAGAGGGTGCTAAAACAGCAGCTAAATTATTTGCTGCTTTTAAAGCTCCATCATTATTACCTTTTGCAAATCCTATTGTTAATAATATTGTTGGTAGAACACTAACACAATCTACAGCCTATACAGCAACAGGAGTTGTGATGGGTGAAGATATGCCAACAGCAGAAGACTTTGCTGTAACATCTTTATTATTTGCACCATTTAATATTAAAGCTCCAAAAGAAAAATTAAATAATTTAGTTGAAAAGACAGGAAAAAAACCAATAGATATTATTGACGATCTAATAAAAGATAGAACTATTTGGGAAGATCTGAATTCAAAAAATATTGAAACACCAAGATCTTATAGAGATTTAACATTTGAAAAACCAATAGAAAAAATAATATTAGAGTTAAAAGAAAAAAATAAAAAAATATACGAAGAAGCAAGAAAACAAAATGATAAAGATAGAATAAATTTAGAAAAACAAATTAAAAAAGAAAATCCTAATTTGAGACCAGAAGAAGTATCAGCACAAGCTAGAACTATATTAGCTGAAAGAACTAATAAACAATTAGAACCTATCATTAATAAAATAAAAGAATTAGAATCTCAACTTAAAAAAGAACAACCATCTTTAACAAAAGAAGAGTTTGATAAAGCAGACAAAGTAAAAGACGAAACAAGAAACGAATTAGATAAAAGTATCTCTTATGAAACTAAAGAAAGAATTTGGAAAACAGAAAAATTTATAGATGATTTATTTTATAATTTATTAGATCAAAATCACGTTTATAAAAGAGCAGTTAAAAAAGCAGAAAAGTATGGAATAAAATATGAAGAAAATATTTCTCCTTATGAACATTTTCAATTACTTCACGGTGTTAAAAATACAATACAATCTTTTATTGAAAGAGGTGCTATGGATTTTAAAACAGATAAAGTTATAGGACCTTCAATAAAAAAAATATTTATTGAAAATAATATTAAAGATTTATCTACTTATAAAGATTTTATTAGATATTCTATTTCAAAAAGAGCTATAGAAAAAAATGCACAAAAATTTGAAACAGGAGTTAATATAAAAGCTGCTGAAAAATTTGTAAAAGAAAATAAACAATTTGAAAAACCATTTAGAGATATTGTTAAAGTATCTGAACTTTCTTTAAAATATTTACTTGATGCTGGAGT